AATCTCTCATTTTGCCGCCCCCTTACTGATAAACTGCTTTTGTTACTGTCTGCTCTACAAATTCGCCCGCTACCTCGTCGTCAAGCTCTATTTTCATTTGGCTTAATGCCGCCTTAAACGCATTTAACATTGTGTTAAACTCATTTTCCGTTGTCGCTTGCTGTGCGGCGTTGGCTCTCTGCCCTACTCCGTTAATATCAAGTACGGCGTTTGCCATTTCTGCCGCTACTCTGCGGATCCATTTTGTATTACGTTCAAGCGGTACTACGGCTTCTGCTCCGTCCTCGCCTATTTCGGCTACTGTCGGTTTATCTACAACCGTACCCGTTGCCAATTTCGGCAAATTCACATTGTCAAGCTTTCCTACGCTAACGCCGGGGATCTTGTTTATAAGGTTAATAGCTCCGTTAATTAAGCCTATGCCTTTATTTATTACATTTTCTATCATTGTAATAACGCCGTTAATACCTTTTTTAACGCTGTCGCTTATTGCGTCGCCTATCTTTGTACCTATTGCACTAAATTTGTCTTTTATCTTAGTCCATAAGCCGCCGAAAAAGTCGCCCCAACCGCTAAATACGTTTTTTACCGCCGTCCACGCACCCTTAAAGGTATCGCTAAACCACGTTTTGACGCTCTTAAACACATTTTTTATTGCCGTCCACTTGTCGCTAAACCATTGTGTAATGCTCTCAAAAGCGTCTGTAACGGCGTTTTTGGCGGCTTTGAATTTATCGCCAAACCATTTTGTTATTGGCTCAAAAATCTTTTTAATTCCCGTCCATAAGCTCTTAAATAGTGTTGTTACGGGCGTTACCAACCCATTTAACAATGAGCTTACAACCGTTGGCAAGGCTTTTATTAAATTCGGTATTACCGATATAAAGCCCGTTACTAACCCCATAAACAAATGGTATGCACCCGCTAAAAGCGTCGGCAAATTCTCTAATAACGTGCTTACAATCGTATCGACAATTAACGGTAACTGCGGTACTAATTGCTCTAACATAAGCGGTATTGCGTCAATTATCGCCATTAAAAATTGAAAAGCTCCGTCAACCAATACGGGCATATACTCTATTAAATAACGGACTATCGTATCTACTATTTCGGGTATTGCCGCAATTAATGGCGGTAAAATCTGCGGTATAGCTTTTACTATTGCCATTAAAAGGTGGATTGCCCCTTGTATTAGCTTCGGTATGCCGTGAATAAGTCCGTTAATTATTGCGTTTATAATCTTAGGCAAAGCCGTTGTTAACGCTTGTATAATTGTTGGTATAGCGTCTATAATCGCCATTAAAAATTGAATAGCCCCGTCAATTAAAGCGGGAATCCCGTCAATAAGTGCTTGCACTATCTGCGGCACTATCTCTACAATTTGTATAACAATTTGCGGTAACGCTGTACCTATTCCCGTTAAAAGCCCGTTGATAATTTCAACGCCCGCCGTTACCAACTGCGGCAAAGCTCCTAAAATGCCTTGCGTTATCTGCGGTATAGCTCCAACTATCGTATTAACAAAGTCGGGCAAAGCGTCAATAACATAACTTAAAAGCGTTGGTAAAGCTTCTGCCGCAAAAGCACTTATAAGCTTACCTATGCCCGCAATAATCGTTTGTACTCTCGGCATAATGTTATTTGCCGCCGTTATTACGCTATCAACAAAGTTATTAACTAACCCGTCAAAGTCTGCGGTATCGTCTGCAATTCCCGTTAAGAGGTTGCCCCACGCTCCTTTCATAGCGTTTACGGATCCCTCAATCGTTTTACTTGCTTCTTTTGCAGTTGTTCCCGCAATTCCCAAACGTTCTTGGGTTTTGTTGATAGCAAGTATTATCTGATCGAAGCTTACGTCGTCAATACTTTTAACGCTGTCCTCTACTACGCCTGCGTCCTTAACAAGTCTAAGCATTTCCTCTTTAGTGCCGCCGTAACCTAATTTAAGGTTGTCAAGCATTGTAAAGTTACCTTTTGCGAAGCCTTGATAAGCGTATTGTATGCTCGCTATATCTGTGCCAAAAGTATTAGCGTTGTCGCTCATATCTTTAATAGCAACGTCCGCTATTTTTGCCGCTTCTTTTGTGTCGCCGCCTAAGCCGCTAATAAGACTTGCTGAAAAGCTCGTTACGGTTTCCATATACTGATTAGCGGTCATTCCTGCGGTTTTATAAGCGTTGTTGGCATAGTCTGTTACGGTGTCCGCACTATCGCCGAAAAGCTTTTCTATGCCGCCCGTTAACTGCTCAAACTCTGCGTAACTGTTAAGGGCGGTTTTGCCTATGCCAACCAAAGCCCCGCCTAACTTTTTTATGCTGCCTATTATTGCTTCACTCGCAATATTGGCTAACGCTCCTTTTAATACGGTAAAGCCGCCATTAGCGGCGTTTTCTGCCGCCTTGTCAACGTCCTTAATTTCTTTTTCGGTGTTATTAAGTGCTTTGTCGGCTTTCCCTGCGGCGGTCTGTGTGTCCTCAATTTCCTTATTAAGCTCATCAATAGCTCGCTCGGTCTTTTTACAGTCCGTTTGTGCGTTAGCAATTTCAACCCGCATTTTTGACATAGACTTAGCGTTAGCGTCCTGTGCCGTACTGCTTTTTTTAACCTCTTGTGCAAGCTGTGTAACTACTGCCTTTTGCTGTTTGTATTCATTTGAGCTTGTACCTAAAGTCTTGCCTATCTGATCAAGCTTTGCCTTTTCGCTCTCATAGGTTTTTACTAAGTCGGCGTGCTTCTTAGAGTTCTTTTCGTACTCAACGCTCATTTTGGCGTATTGAGCTTGTAGGTTGCCTACTTTCTGCTTTTGCAAGTCAAGCTGTGAATTTAAGGTCTTGCTCTTAGCTGATAAAGCCGTTATAGATTTATCGTTTTTATCGAAGCTTGCGTCTGTAAGCTTCATTTGTGCCGTTACTTCTTTTAAGCCCTGCGTAATATTGTTTAATGCCTTTTTATATTCGCTTTCGCCCGTAAGTTTAACCGCACCGCCAAAACTCATTTACTCACCCCCTCGTTAAAACCATTCCTCTTGTTCGTTAGCCTTGTTATAGGCTTCCTCGTAAGTCAAATTTGCGTTTTTAAGTCGCATTTCTAAATCAAAGTCATTTTTATAATGCTGATAAAGTTTATTAAATGTTGTAAGAGTAAGCCGCCCCGTTTCCTTAAAGGTCAACCCTAATTTGCTTTTACCTATGAAATAATAAAAAGTAAAATCAATATACGGATCCGTTTCCTCCTCGTCGGGGACTACTCGTTTTTTTCCGTACTCTGTGTGCTGTCAATAACAGCGGTATTTAAAACTTTCGTGGCATTGTCAAAACCTATTTCCGTTATCATTCTGCCTACTTGTTTAAGAGTAAGGGGCTTTGTGTCCTCGCCCTTTTCCTCGTTGTCTATGTCTATGCCCTCGTTAAGCATAGCCGTAAAGCCAAATATAACGGCTTTTGCGTTTGGCTCGCCGCTTGTAGTGCCGTCGCTCAGATCGCCCCACTTGTCAAGCGTGCCGTATTCGTCCTGTATCTGCTCCATAACATTAAGATTAAATACAAGCTTGTACTCTTTGTTTTTGTATTCAATAGTCTTACTTATGTCTTTCATTTCATTACCTCCGTAAATACAAAAATAAGGGGCGGCTTAATAGCCGCTCCCTTTGTTTAACCGTTGTTCTGTGTGCCCGCTCCTGCGGTTGCTGTACCGAAAAGACTTTCAAGGTATGTTATAGCTTCCTGCTTGGTAGTGAATACCTTTGCGTCGCTCCACTTTCCGTTTGCAAGCGTTGATACTGTGCCCTCAATTTCGGTTGTGCCAAACTCTACGCTTTCGCCCCTTGTGTTGTCCTCCTGCGACGGCTCGCTAAACTTAACCTTGCGGAGAAATTCAACTTTATACTTGTAAACACCGTTTACAACCTTGGTAATAATTCTACCAACTCCAACGTAAGGGGCGGCGTCGTTTGCATTTCTAACAAGCCCGTCCTCCTCGCTGTAAGTGTGCCCTAAAAGGTCTGCCTGCGTCTGTAAGTCGTCGTCGTCAATACCCAACGTAACCGTGCCGCTCTGAAAACTTGTGTCACTCTCGGCAAGTCCATTGTCGGCAAAAAGCTTAGCGTCGTTACTTGTAATTGACACATTACAGTTAATCGCCTTTCCAGGCTTTTTGGCTACGCCATAGGTTGCTTCGCCCTCTGCGTCCTCGGTAAGCTGACCGTACCTAAAATTGTCAAGTCCTATTTTTGCCATAGTTTAATTGCTCCTTTCTATTGCAAAACATAATGTTTTATGATAATAGCCCGTGTCGTCCTCATACATATCGCCGCTATCTCGGCTCGGTTGCCACGTAAAGCCATTATCAATTAAAATACTTTTTACACCCTCAATAATGGGAAAATAATTTCCCTTGCTGTAAATATCAAAGTCGTAATAATCTACATAGTTAATAATTTCGTTGTCCGCACCTAAAACATTGTCAACGTCGGTTTCTTGATACGTAACATAAGCGGTTGCGTCGCCGTCATAACGTAAAAAGCTTACGGGTACTATGAAATTGTTAAAAACCTGTTCTATTAACTCATTCATCTAATAGCCCTCCGCTTAATTCTTTTTGAGCTTTTAACATAGCCTTTTCGATTTGTGCCTTTTTAAAAGACTTTCTAAAAAAAGGTCGCTTACCCATTACGCCCCTATACGCTCCACTGTCCGTATAACGGTTACTCGTTCCGTATTCATACATAGCGGCTACAAAGCCTGCGGGTACGCCCTTATAGGTAACATAACGCTTACCTCCTGCGGGGCGTACCATACTTGTACGATTTCCGCTAAATGGTAAATGCCCGCCTACATAAACTTTTGTATTTATGCCGTCGTCGCTCGGCGTTTTATATGTTACGGACGTTTTAACGTGGCTTGCCAATTCGGGTAAAGGGGCGTTGGCTTTAACGTTCTTTTCTACTACCTCCGCACCCGCTCTTGTCATTCCCCCGAATATTTCCTCGCTATTGTCATATATCTTTTTAATGTCGTCCATTATTTCTTTGGGTAATTCAAGCTTAAATTCAGCCATTAGTGCGTAACCTCTTTTGCTTGTATTTCCAATTCTATATTGGCTTCGTCAACGTTATTAAGATATTGAATAGTATAGGTTTTGCCCCTAAACTCTATTAGCATATCTCTTGTAATTTCGGTTTTCGGGAAGCGTATTGTAAAGTTAGTCAACGCCTTTTCAAAGTCGCTATTATTCTTAATAATAGTCATACCCTTTGTGGTTTTTACACTTGCATAGGGCGTTAAAACAACTTGCTTGGTTTCCGTTGGGAAGCCCTGCGGATCCTTGCCCTTTATAACTGCATAGATTGTTATTTTTCTGTTATACTTGCCCGCATTTTTTACTAACGTCATAGCAAATTTACGCTGTGCATACCTAAGATAGTGTCAACCACTTTGTTAAGGTTTTCGTTATCAACGTATAACGTGCGGTTGTCCCACATATCTTGGCATAGTATTAAAACCACGATAACAAAATCGGGGTACGTGTCTATCTGATCTGCGGTTAAGCCCGTATAACTTGCAATAAAAGACTTTGAAATACTTAATAAATTGTTAAGGGTGTTTGTGTCGTCTGCGGTTAGCTCGTCAAGGCGTATATAGTCCGCTAAATCTTGTACCGTGATTTCGCTAACCATTGTAATATTATTCATTTGTTACCTCCCTTTTGGTCGGCTTGCCTAAACAACAAATAAATACTTAGTCCTGCGACGGCTCGTAAACAAACGGATCTGTGCCGTTGGTTGCTGTTGCAATAAATGTTACCGTCTGCTCTCCCGTGTTAATATAAATCTCGCTATGATAACCCTCATTATCTACGCTAACAAAATACGGGTACACAAAGCTTGTTGTTTTATTATTGCCGTCAACGTTGTCAACTTTAAGCACAATGACTTTGCCGTTATCGGTTGCCGCCGTTACGATTTCTGCGGCTGTCTTTTCGGTTGTAATTTCGCTATTTTCGCCCATTGTGCAATTAACAACAAAAATCGGTGTTTCACCGCTACCGCCGCTCGTTTCAATAATCTGCTCAATAGCGTCTATCATTTCTGCGGTTGTTTCTGTGCCTTTAAGGTCGCTTCTCTTACCGCCGTATTTAACGTAAAGGTCGGCAAGCTCGCCTACAATAGTTTTAGCCATTGGTTAAGTCCTCCTTTTTCTTTGCTGTTTTCTTTTCCTGCGGTTTAATTTCCTCAATATATCCCGCACGGGTAAGGTCGGCTACTACCGCTTTATCGGTAATAGCCTTTACCTCACCTTTACGCATTGAAATTACGCCGCTAAAGCTAATTAAAGCCTTATACATTAGCGGTCAACTCCTTAAGCACTCGCCATTTTAAGGGCGGTGATTTTCTGTGCGTCGTTTACCTTGCTATCAAATTCAAGCCAACCTACAACGCCGATAGCGTGCTGTGTTGCGTACTTCTCACGGAGTACCTCAATATTCATATCCTCGCTAAACTTGGTTGTAAGTCCCGTCATATCGCCGTAATAAATAGCGGTGTTGCCTGCCGCCATATCGGGCATATTGTCCGAAACGTAAATAGGCTTACCCAAAAGGGTTGTACCAAACGGGCTTGTAATGTCGTCCTGCAAAAGGTATCTGCCTACGTCGTCCTTGAGAAGCCTAAGGGCGGTACGGGTTGCGGGTGACATAATCCAAATAGCGTTGTTCTGGAATACGTCTTTAATGTTATCTTTAAGCTGTATAACCTCATCGGCTGTAATAGCTGTCTGTGCCGCCGCTGTCATTGTGTTTGTAAGGTCGCTAAGTCCCGTTACCTTGCCGTCTGTGCCGTTCAAAAGCTCGTTTTCAATAAACCTATGAATATCGTAAGCCATACGGTCAACTACAAAGCCTACAACGTCAAACTGTGAGTTGTTAATAAGGCTACGGGAAATAAGGCTAAGTGTGCCTGCAAGGAAGCCCGTAAGCTCAATAGTGGTAAATGCACCTACGTTACTTGCAAGCTCCTCAAACTCGTTAGCGTAAGCAACGGTAATAGCTGTGTTGCTCTCATCATAATACGGAATTTTAAGGTTGCCCTTAACGTTCATTTTCTGTGAGCGGTCAAGGATCGGGGAAATGTCATAAACCTTTTTAATAATTTCCCTTGCAATAGTGGTAGGAATAAGAACCTGTCCGCTACCCTCGGCGGGTGTAAGGTTGTTTGCTCTCTCGTTAACCTTGCCACGAATAAAAGCGTCAAAATTCTTTCTATCCTCGGCGGCTCTCTGTTCAAGCTCTCTTGTTTCCTGCACTTCCTTTTCAACCTCTACCTCGGTTTTTGCGGGCGGCTCGCCCTTTGCTCCCTCTTTGCCTGCAAAGTCCATAGCGTCAAGGGTGTCCTTAATGTGCTTAACGTTATCTCTAATCTCTGCAAGCTCTGCGGCTTCTGCTTCGGTAAGCTCTCGCTTTTCCATTTTTGCCTTTGTGATTACGCCCTCATATCTCGTCATAAGGTCGTTTTTCTTTTCCATAAGTTCCTTTTCGTACATTTAATTTTCCTCCTTGTTTTCTTTGATAAATTTTTCGTGTACGGAATAGTCTATAATTTTTTCAACAACTTCATTATGTTGTTTAGGCTGTGTTTCCTGCGGATCCTCCCGCTTTTCCTCGGCGGGTGTTTCCTCAATGTTGGTTGTTACCTCGTCTATAAACGGCTCGGCTCTAAACTGCATAGCCCCGCCGCTATCTGCGTCCCTCGCCATAATAAGCGTGCCGTCATAGGCGGGCGTTTTGGTGTTATCAAGTATGCTTACCTCGTCAAGGTCTAAGTCCTCAACGGCTCGGTGTAGCATACCGTCAATTACTCGCTTAATAACGCTACGGTCATAAAAGCCAAAGCTCCACCCTACAAGCTCGTTATTTCTTGCCTTGCGTATAATGTCGGGATCTGATATAACCGCCCTTGCGTGCAAGCCTATATTGTCCTCGGTCAATTCAAGGTTGCCCTGCTTGGTGCTTCCCAACTCTTTATTAGGGTTATGGTTAAGCAATATTTTAACGTCGTCATTACGCTGTAAAGCTTTCTTAAATGCACCTTTGCAAATACGCTCTATAAACTGCCCCATACGTGACCAAAGCGGCTTACTGTCCCGCTCAATAGCGTTAACGTAACCCTCTATCTCTACGCTATCGGCTCTAATGTTAACTTTCATTTACTCACCCCCCTTAACCCTCGGCACTATTTCCGCTCTGCTCAAAAGCGGTGTCAAGTTCCTTGTTTTTTATTAGATTTTGTATGCTTTTGTCGGTTTCGCTTTCTACGCCCGTTTGTACGCCGTCGTTAGGATCCGTCAAGCTGTCCGTATTCGGCGTATAGAATTTATGTGTATTGGTGTCATAAAGCACCGCACCTAAGCCAACGTTTACAACGTCTAAGCCCTCTACATAGTTCATATTTTCGGCTCGGCGTATCTCGTTAAGTGTCATAAAGCCCGTTTCTTTGGCGGTCTTGTACGCATTGTAACGCTCGGTTAAGTTCGCCTTAACAATCTCTTTAACGTCAAACTCAAAAAACAATTTGCCTTTTTCGGTTTCTAAAAGGAAGTCCCTATTTAACGCCGTTTCAAAAGCCTTTACAATCGGGTAAATAGCTTCCTTAAATGTTCGCCAAAAGTCGTTAGGGTAAATATGAAATATAGTGTTAATCTCGTCTTGCAACGTCTTTTTGCTTTCGTTTAACTGCATTTCAACACTATTGTTTGACGCTTCTTGAAATTCAAGCCCGTTGTTAAGCACTACAACGTTTTCCTCGTTGTTGGCGTATAAGTTCCTCCACGCCGCTTTAAGTAAGTTAATTTCGTCTTGCCCTAATTTCTTTTGAGATTTCAAAAAGCCTTTTTTATTGCCGCCGCTCTTAACCATACCTAATTGGTAAATAAGGGTGTTATATGCGGTTTCAAGTGCTTTCGATACTTCAACCGTTAAGCCTATGCCCTCGGATCCGTCTTTTGTGTTTCTCAAAAGCTTTACAAAGTCGTAAGGGCGGTGCTCCTCCCCCAAAACTAAAATTACATAGTCTTTATAAATAGGTCGGTAGTTTCTAAGTATTTCAATATAAATATTGTCAACATAAAAAAGCCCCGTAAACTCGTTACGGTTGCGTTCTATGTAGGCATAGCCGCCACGCCCCATAAGGTAGTCGGCTACCATAGCTTTTTTAAGCTCAAAAGCGTTAAGCGTGTCGCCCGTGTCGCCGTTTAATATCTTAACTCGGGTGTCCTTTTCCCGCTCCTCTACCTTTCCGTCTTTGTACTTGTAAAGCTTGACGGGCATTGACGCAACCATATTACTTATTAGGTCAACCGCTCCGCTTACGGCGGGCAACGTCATAGCTTTTTCACGGTCTATTGTTTCGTTCTGCAATAATGCCGTTAAAAGTACGTCGTTTACATTGTTCAACGGGTTATAAATCGGGGCGGGTGTCGGCGTTTCCGCTTCGTCCCTTTTCCAAAAGTTAAAAAGCCCCATAATTTAACCTCCTCTCTTATAAGACTTGTACGGCAAAGTCCATTTGGTTTAAAAATACGTCTTGCTGTAATAGGTAAACCGCATTTATAAGACTTACTACCATATCAACTTTGCCCTTTGATTTTTTCTTATGCACATATAAGTTTTTGTTAGTGTCATAACTACAACGTGCATTTTGAAAATTAATTTCTAAAAGCGGGTTGTCGGTATATTCAAACTCGCCCGCTAATATTTTTTCTTTTAATAGCTTCGTTGGCGGGTGTAATACGCTACTGTGCTGTCTGATCTCGACGCAATTATAGCCCTCACGCTCTAACTTTTGAGCGGAGCTTAAAGCGTTCCAACGGTCATAGCCTATCGCTTGTACTTGCACGTTGTATTTTTCCTCTATTGCTAAAATAAAGTCCTCAACTACGGCATAGTCTATTACCTTGTCGCCGCACGCAATACATTTAAGCGTTTTGACAAGCTCAAAATAGTTAACCTTTTCGGCGGCTGTTTTCTCGCTTAATCGTCCCTCGGGTACAAAGGCTATGCTATCGGCTAATATTCGGTTGTCCTCATCAACGGCTACCATTGAAACGGCTGTATTGTCGTTGCTTTCGCTCAGATCCACGCCAATATAAACAACCCTGCCGCTCCAATCTATCTTGGCAACCTTGCACGCTTGCACGTCCTTAACGTCTATATATGTTTCCGTGCCTACGCCTTGATAGATAATATTACAATGCTTGGTTACAAAGTTTTCCCTTGCACTTTCTACGGCTATTGCATAAGCCCGCTTCTTTAATAAGTCCTCCCATATCTCAGGCACTTCCAAAGCAACGGGGTTAGCTTGCTGTAAAATAAGGTCGTCGGTTTCCCAATTCTTTGTTTTGTCGGGTTCATATAACAAGCTAAAGCGTGTTTCATCTTTTTCAATCCCGTCAAGCACCTTTTTAGAGTAGTTAACCTCGTCCTCAAACGGGTTGTCTATTGTCGGGTATTTGGTACTTATAACAAAGCCCAATTTATTTAAGATATTAAGCTGTCCGCTCCGCATAGCCTGTATAGCGTAACTTGTCGGCAACGCTCCCGCTTCATCTGCTATAAACGCATTAGGTAATTTGCCGTCCATACGGCTTGTTGAATAACTAAGCGGCGTATATTTGGTGTCCGTCGGTTTAAATAAAATATAGTCCCGTAAAATCTTAAAACGCTTTGCCCCCTTAAATTCATATATGAGCGGGCTACTTCTTATTGTTTCGCTAATCGCTTCTCTAATTTCCCGTGATAATGAACCGTCGGGGGCAACGCTATAAAACTTGCTAAATTTTGGCTCGGTTAAGAAAAGCAATATAAAAATAGTCGCTATTGTGTACGTCTTAAAATTCTTTCGGCATATCTCTAATATGCCCGTTTCGTATCGCCGCTTTTTCGGGTTGTCCCGATATACGACGCAAAGCACCGCAATATAAAAAAGCCATTGATAACCTACGGTACACTCATAAAGCGTTTTGCCCGCTTTTAAGCCCTTTGGCATAATCAATAGCTTTAATATGTTTTCAACTTGCTTAACCTTGCGATCTGATAAAATATATTTTTTATCCTTGCCCTCGCATATTTTCATAAAGTCCCGCATTTGGAGCTTTACATACTTGGGCGTGGTCTTTTTGCGGTAATTAGCCTTGCAAAAGTCGTAAGCTTTATTCAATGTCCTCGCCGCCATTTATCGCTTTTAATAACGGATCCTCGTCCTCGTCCGTCTTTTCCTCAACGTTAAAGTTTTTAATAATTTTCATTAACGTTGCTACCGTCTTATTAGCACTATCGGTTGTTTTGTTGTACTCGGCTACTGCGGGGCTTGTATATAGGTTTTTACGCCCCTTAACGTACTCTTTGCTAACAAGTAAGCCGTCCTCATTAATTGACTTTTCAAGCTCGGCTAATATTTTTAATTGCATTTGGTAACGCTCAAAGGTCGTTACAAAGAAATAATTAGATTGTACGCCGTTTTCCTCGGCAATCTTGATAATTTCCTTTGCCTGCTTCTGTAAATCTCTTTTATTTGTCATTTTGTCGCCCTCATTGTCTTTTATTTCATTCTTTATAGGCTATATTGCAACCCCTCTTAAACTTTTGCTTAGTTTTTAAGGGTTTTTGCTGATAATTCAAAGGTTTTACGCCTTTTTGCACCGTTTTTCCAAAAAAACATTGAAAAATCAATATTTTTGTAAGCGGAGT